GGCGACAAGGCGAGAGTAGCCGTAGGCTCGATGGTTACCGATTTTTTGCCGGTATTTCAAAGCTTCTCAAACTCCTTTGCCGTAAGCTTTTCGCCCATTAGAGCGGGCGAACAGGTTTTAGTCTTGCCTATTAGAGGCGATCTAAATAGCGGCGTTATACTTCGCGGACTCTACCAAAGCGCACACAAAGAGGAGCCGACGGATAAAAAGGTGCACGTAAGCTTTGAAGACGGCGTAAGCATGAGCTACGATACGGCCGCATCGACTCTTGAAATCAAAAGTCCAAAATCGATAAATATAACCTGCGAAAACGCAAATTTGAACGCCAGAAACGTAACCGTAACGGCAAACGACACCGTCGTAAAAAGCCCGAGCATAAAGCTACTTGGCAACACGCTCATTGAAGGAGCTATAAATACAGCAGGAAGTGGTGGTGGTAGTGGTAGCTTTGAGATAAATGGAGATGTAAGGATCACTGGCTCAATCACAGCAGGTGGCAATGCAAACTTTGGTGGTAGCGTAAGTGATGGACGTGGCAACCTAACAGATCATACAAATAACGGACTTGCGAGGGATTAATGACGAAATATCTCATTGATATAGAAAACTCTATCAAAGACATACTTCTAACTCCGCTTGGTTCAAGGGTGATGCTACCTGAGTATGGCAGTAGAATTTATGAGCTAATAGATCGCAAGATAGATGATGAATTTCGTGCTGATCTTGCCTGCTACGTCATAGAAGCCGTAGAGAGATGGGAAAAAAGAGTGAAGATAGACGAAGTAAAACTAATAAGCCTAAAAGACCATAGGCTAAATTTCAAGATCGTTCTAACCAGTGGTAATGAGATAGGGGTCGAGCTATGAAATTAGAAAATTTACCATATCCAAACGTTATCGAAGAGCTAAATTTTAACAAGCTTTTAAAGGGCATTAAAGAGCTCTTTAAAGGCTATCTAAACGATGACGAAATTTCTTTGCTTGAAAGCGATCGTTTCTCCGCGCTTCTTGAAACGCTTGCATATCGTGAGCTTTTGCTAAGGGCTAGGATAAATGAGAGCGTAAAAAGTATGCTTTTACCTTATGCCTCAGGCAGCGATCTTGATAATGTCGTTGCGATTTACGGCATCGAAAGGCTTCAAGGAGAAAAGCCGACGGCTGAGATAGAGCTAGCTTTATCAATAGCAAAAGATAGCGACACACTGATACCGGCAAAGAGCGTATTCAGGAGCGAAAAAGGTGACACGGCCATCCTCAAAGATAGCGTGACTATCAAACGAGGCGAACTAAAAGCCACCGGTAAAATCATACTCGATGAGTTTATTAAGGAAAGCACGGTTAAATGCGAACTCATTCAAACTCCGCTGCCATTTGTGCTCAAAGCCAAACAAACATCAAATTTCACCGGTGGAGCGGAGGCTGAAAGCGACGAGAGACTTCGTGAGCGAGCCGTGCTTTCACTGGAAAGATTTTCAACGGCCGGAAGTGTAAAAGCCTATATCTATCAAGCACTTTCCGCAAATGCAAAGGTCGAGGAAGTTAGCGTGCTAAACGGCGGAGCTGGTATAGTAAATGTCTATCTAAAAACCTCCGATATGAGCGAGGCTACGCGTCAAAGCGTAGAGGATCATCTAAACGGTGAAAAGGTCAGGCCGCTCACCGATACAGTGAATGTCAAAAACGCGACTATCAAAGATATAACAATCAGTGCGCAGCTTGAACTAACGGATATGTTTTTACAAGATGAGATCGATAAAACGATAAAGACAAGTAGGAACAGCCTAAGCTTAGGCGAGGATCTAAATTTAAGCTATATCTACTCCACACTTCATAAAAACGGAGTGTACCGGGTAAATTTAAAAGCTCCCGCTGCCGACACAAAAGTAAATGATGATAGTTTCATAAGGCTAAATTTTAATCTTAGCTATAAAAAGGCCGAGCTATGAGCCTGCTACCAAATCACAAAAGCAAATTTGATAAGCTACTTGATGAGCTTTTCGGGCTTAGATTGGGTGGTCTTGACATTGGAGTAATCAATACACTTGCCGATTCTTGTCCGGCCTCTTTGCTGCCGATTTTAGCAGCCAGCTTTGATGTAGATATAGACGGGCTCAATGAAACGAATGCTAGATGGCTCATAAAAAACGCCTTTAAAATTCACTTTTACAGCGGTTCGTTTTATGCTGTGAAAAAAGCGGTGCAAAGCGTAGATAGTGGTGCAATCATCATCGAGGGCAACCTAAGTCAAAAATATGACGGATCCATAAGGCACGATAAAAGTAGGTTTTATGGCAGCAACACGCACTGGGCGGAGTATAGCATCATTGCTAGCATCCCCCTTTCAAAGCAAAAAGCAAAGCGCATAAGCGAGGCTGCCAAGAGTGCAGCTCCTGCAAGGTGTGTGCTTGTAAGCATAGATCATAGAGCAAGCGGCGTGATCTACGACGGGCAAATAAAATACAACGATCAATTCAATTACGGAGCATACAATGGCTAATCTAAAAGAAGAAAACAAGTGGGAAGAAGGCATCTATCAGCTTGAAGTAACCGATCCGGTAGTAGGCGGGATAGATGGTATCAGCAACAAACAAGCAAAACAGCTGGCAAATAGGACGAAATTTTTAAAAGAGAGCATAGATGCACTTGCTGATGGGAAACTTGGCAAAAAAGAAACAGCAGTCGATAGCCAGAAGCTAGATGGCAAAGCGGCTGATGCATTCGCTCAGCTCGCAGAAGAAAATACCTTTACTAAAAATTTAACTATCGGTAGCGAAGGTGTGATCCACGCAAACAACAATGGTAGTCACTTTTTGATAGAAGCTAAAAACAAAGGCGAGGCTATAGGTCTTGGCACTCCAAAACCTGACGGCTCGCCAGTTTGGCACTATTTTACACACGAAGGTTTTAGGACAGAGGCTAGCGTCAATGCCGGTATCCTAAAAATTAAAGGCGTGAATACAGACGAAATCTACCTAAAAAAAGACGAAGCAAGCGACGGCACCCCAATAGGTGCATACCTAGCTTGGAGCTCTGAAAGCAAGATACCTGCTGGCTATTTGCTCTGCGACGGACGAAGCCTGAAAAAGAGCGAATACACAGAGCTTTTTGCAGTAATAGGCTATACATACGGTGGAAGCGGCGATGATTTCAATATCCCAAAATTTAACGATGGTCGTTTCATGCGCGGCACTGGCGGAAATGCTGCAGCGCTTGGCATTGCTCAAGGAGATGCCATAAGAAACATAACTGGCACTCTACCACCTTATGATGGGGGTGCATTACCCAACGGCGCGCAGAGAGGAGCCTTCAAATACGTAGAAGGTGGTGGAAACGTTGTAATAGGGGCATCAAATGTAAGAGGGTATCAAACATTTGATGCTAGTCGTGTCGTGCCAACGGCAGAGGAAAACCGACCATTCAACAGCTCAGTCATAGTACTAATAAAAGTAAAAGACGTAAAAGAACCAAACAAAAACGAGGTTGATAAAAGCATATACGCCACCGAAACAAAAGCAGGCATCATCAAGATCAAGAATTCAATCACCGGAGTTCAAGAAGATGTAGCTGTGAGCGAGAAAGCGGTCGCTGGCATAGTGAGCATTGGCATCAATCAAACATGGCAAGATATGCTATCTCAAAGAAAAAATGGCATCGTATATACAAATACTACTGGGCGACCTATGCAAATTCTAGTGAGCCAACAACAATCATCAACATCTCAGACCTGCACCCTCATAGTAAATGATGTAGAAGTCCTAAAAAACGTAAGCTACGGCACGGCGGACGGATGTATAGTATCAGCCATCATACCAGCAGGCGCAACATATAAAATCACATATCCAAACTACAACCCTATAAAATGGTATGAACTTCGATAAAGGAAAAACGATGAAATATTTCAAAGACAAACAAAATCAAATCTACGCACTAGACGAGAAAGACGTATTAAATTTTAAAAAGCCTGAGTGGATCGAAATTTCAAAAAAAGAAGTGGATGAGATTCTAAATCCTGCACCAAGCGAGGAACAACTCAAGCAAAAAGAGCTAGCCGAACTTGACGAGCAGATCAAAGAGGCCGAGGGCTATATCAGACACGCCATACTGATCGGAAACGATAGCGCTCTTCCCGAGCTTCGAGAGGAATACAAGGAGCTACTAGCCCAAAAACAAGCCCTAGAAAAAGGAGACGAAAATGAAAAAGAAAACTAAACGCTGCGAGATTTGCAGCTCAAAGCTAGATAAAAATGGTGATTGCCCGTGGAGTGGTTGCCCGAAAAGTCCAAAATATGAGCTAGAGACAAAAGAGCTGGAACAGCCAAAAGAAACTGAAAGTGAGGATAAGAAAGGTAAAAAATGAGAATATCTAAAAAACAAATTTGCCAGATCATAGCAAATATAATCATCGAACTGCCGTTTGAGATTTTAGCATTCCTGATCGTTCCGATCGCTATTGCTTTTTGTAAGAAAGAGGACGAACACTTGCCAAAGTGGGCGACGTGGTTTGATGATCCCGACTATGGCATAAATGGTGATGAGGGCTGGAGAAACGAGCACTTTCAGGGAAAAGAAAGGACATACTACGCTCGTTTGCGCTGGTTGCTTAGAAATCGTATCGGTGTCTTTTCGGTCAAATTTCTAGGTGTGAAAGTAAAAGACATCGTGCCATCAAGTGTAATCACGCAAGGCAATCCGAAAGTCACGTCAAACGGCGGCATAGTATCTGACTGGTGCTTGGTCACGTGCAAAATGAAAAACGGCAAAGAGCGATTTGGATACTACAAAACTATCAGATACATAGGAATTTTCAAGAATTTCTATTGCCGCATATACCTAGGTTGGAAACTGATGGATGTGGCAGGTATGAATGAGATGAACGCAGAAAAGTATCTTGAGGCGGATGACAAGCCTATCTTAAAATCAGTATGGACGATCAACCCATTTAAGAGAGTAAATCAAAAAGGAGAATAAAAATGGCAGCAAAATTTGGTGTAAACGTAACCGTATCAGCTGAGGCGGCAAGACCTATAGCAGTAGAAAGTACTACGCCTATTGGTATAGCAGGGTATGAAGAGGTGTTAGAAAATGGTCTACATTTTTATATGACAACAGCAAAGGCACTTGAAGCCATTGAAGCAAAATACAAAGCAAAAAAGGATGCAAGCCAGGCTTTTAAAAAAGGCTCTATTTATAGGGCTTTAAAAGGCATCGAAGATCAGGCGGTAAATACGCAAATAATATTAAGCGTATTCACCAAAGACGACGATAGCGATACAAACGACGAGATCACCGAGTGCAAAAAGGCCGTAGCGGAGCTAACCAAAGCAAAATCTCGCTTCGGATATAACCCTAATCTAATCATAGCGCCTGGATTTAGCCAAGAAGACTCCGTAAAAGGCGAGATAGAAAAAGTAGCTACCAGGCTAAAAGCGACCGGCATCGTAGATCTAAAAGCCCAGGACGCGGCCGCAGCGATAGTAAAGATGGGAGACTTCGGCACTAGAAGGCTCGTTGCGGCGTATCCTAACGTCAAGGTTTGGGATGATGAAACGAACGCTTACGTATATGAGGGGCAAAGCGCGAGAATAGCCGGCATGATAGCTCATACGGACGGTCAGAGCGAGTTTGGATATAGCGACAGCTATTCAAATAGGGTTATGATAGGAGTTTCGGGCACGGAAATAGACGTAGATTTTGAGCTTGGGGAAACTTGTACGGCTGATGAGCTTAGAGCTGCAAAAATTTCTACCATTATCAGAGAGAGTGGCTTTAGGGCTTGGGGCGGAGAGACTAGCGATCAAGATAGTATATGGAAGGACTTAGCGCGAGTTAGAGTGTTTGACCGTATTTCGCAAGCTTGCCAAAAAGGGGTGCTATTTGCGATAGACAAAAAAGCAGACCAGCTATATCACGCCAAAAGAAGTGTTAGTGAGCTGCTGCGCGGTCTAGTTGGGGCAAAAGTATTGCTCGGATACGAGCTATCTTGGAGCGAGAAAAATACGCTGGCCAATATCACGGACGGTAAATTTTATCTAGACGTCAGAATGCAAAACAATCCGATCGTTAAGCAGCTTACACTTGATTTTATCTACGTGGATAAATACGGCGAAACGCTTATGAACGATTTAAATAAATAAGGAGTAAAAAATGGTAAAAAGACAAATTCCTCAGGTTATCCAGGAAGCAAACGTATTCATAAACGGTCAAGGATATTTGGGCGTAGTTAAATCGCTCACCATACCAAAGATAGAACAAGAGACGATCGAAGCCAAAGGGGCTCTTGGAGGCAATTTCGCAAGCGGAACGATAAAGCCGGTGGAAATGGAGTTTAAGCTAAGCGTGCTCGATAGGAACACATACTTGGGTTATGGACTCAACACTTGGAATAACAGAATTCCTTTTTTATTCAAGGCTAGCATCTTTCAATCCGGCAAAGGCTCTCCCGAACCTTTTTCTATGGCGGTTACCGGGGATATTACCGAGATAGATCCGGGAAGCTTTGAAAGCGGTAAAGAGATGGAAGTGAGCGTCAAGCTAGCCGTTCATTTTTTAGATATAAATATAGGCAAAGCCCCAGTAGCGCTACTAGACGTCGAAAACATGATATGCCTTATAGGCGGTGTGGATTATCTAGCGCAGGTTAGAAGCAATTTGGGCGAATAATAAATATTTTCTGTCGGCGACGAGAGCTGCGTCAATAGATTAAACGGCTTTTAAAGGCCTTTAAATTTTAAGTCAAAGGAATAAAAATGAGCAAGAAAAATGAAATCATCGAACAAGACGGCACCAAATACACCGTCGTTACGTTATCAGACGACAACGAAGTAAAAATCAGGCACCCAAAAGGTAAAGATCTTCGCTTTGCTATGAGCGCAGGCAGAGGTAACGAGGCCGATTTGACTTTTAGGCTAGCTAGCAACCTTACTTGCATGAGCGAAGCCGAGCTCGAGGAGCTAGAGGCTAAAGACTGCTCGCTTATCCTTAGCGCGGTAGCGGGTTTTTTAGCGTAGGCCACACTCGCGAGGGCGTGGCGATAATAGGACACGCACTTCATTTTTCGTTTGATGAAATTATGGAGTTTTACGTAGACGAATACGAGGATTTTTTAAAAATAGCAATGGAAATTTTAAAGGCTAAATCTCAAAGTTTGGCGTAAAAGATATAGCTTATTAAGAATTTAATAACGCCCTGAAATAGTATGGAGCCAAAGGCGCAAGCAAGAGCTAATTCAATGCTAAAAAAGCCTATTAGCCCTGAAAAAATTAGAGCTAAAGCCACAAAAATGCTAACGCTGCTGTCTTTTTTTTCATCAAAAAGAAAATCCATATTAGGCGTAGGGCGATCTTTGACGCACGGGGCTAATCCAAAAGCGTTAAGTAAAGCGAATATCGGTACGGCTAAGATGGTTCCGAAAAATAGTCCGCCCGAGATATTATCGCTATTTGGTATTTTACCCTCGATCATATAGGTGCTAAGAGTTCCTAAAAATAGGACAAATAAAAGAAAAATGAGCCGTTTCATACGGATATTTTAAGCCAAAAAACCAGTAAAGTCAAGAAAAGGAGAATAAAAATGGATAGTACGCAAGTGGGTATATTAATTAGCCTAAAAACAGCTGGCTTTGGTGCGTTATCTGGCAATATAAGCTCACTTAGCAAGCTTAGTGCTGGGCTTGAAAAAGTTGGTAAAAACGTTACTGGGCTAAATGAAAAAATAGCTAAGATCGGCACACTTAAAGCAAACATCGATACGAATGTAGGCAAGATTAGCGGTGAGCTGGGCAAATGGCAAAGCACTCTAGCAACGGCTGCTAGCTTTGTGGTGCCGGTTAAACTTGCCGTAGATTTTGAAAGCTCGATGGCGGAAGTTAAAAAATACGTCGATTTTAAAAGTGAGGACGAGGTAAAAAATTTAGGAGAGCAGATAAAACAGCTAAGTCGCGAACTTGGCGTAAACGCAAACGAGCTAGCACAAATTTCAGCCTCTGGCGGACAGCTTGGGCTGGATAGCTCAAAGATCGCAGACTTTACAAAGCTCGTCTCTAAAATGGGCGTAGCGTTTGATATGAGCGGTAAAGATGCGGGCGATGCGATTGCGCTAACGATGAACAACCTAAAACTAGGAATTGATGAGATAGCAACTCTTGGCGATAAAATAAACTATCTTGACGATAAAATGTCTATGGTAAAAGCAAGAGATATTATAAACGTAATCGGTCGTACGGCAGGCTCAGGTTCGATACTTGGACTTAAAGGCGATAAAATTTCGGCTCTTGCTAGTAGCTTTTTGTCTCTAGGTAAAGCTCCCGAAGTGGCTTCGACGGCAATGAACTCGTTATTTAATAAACTTGCAAATATCGACGGTCAAGACGAGAAATTTAAAAAAGCTCTGCAAAGCATTGGAATGGATGCAAACTACTTAAAGGTTGCAATGGCACGCGATGCTAGCGGCGGGCTTGATATGTTTTTAAACACTCTAGCCAAAGTCGATAAAAAGGCTCAAATGGGCGTGCTAACCGATCTATTCGGTACTCAATTTGCCGACGATATGGGTTCGCTAGTAAACGCGATCGGTCAATACAATCAGGCTGTAAATTTAGTAAACGATAAGGGAGCGATCGGCAGTATGGACGAAGCGATGAAGGCTAAACTAGCCACTACTAAAAGCGGA